GCTTCGGAAAATGTGTTTACGCTGGGCAAGGGCGCGCAGAATTTTGGCGTTGGCAATTATTCCTACATGCATGTTGCCGATGCGCGCATATACGGGCGCGCATTATCACCTGGTGAGGTATGGGAGCTTTACGATCCGCGAACGCGCAATGAACTATATTTTACTGCCGATCACAAGGTGCTTGGCGTAGGCGAGCCGGGAGCCGTGCACATCGGCCCGCATACAATCAACCTTGTATCGCATCCGCTCTCTGTTACTGGCGGCGCTAAGAACTTTCACATTGGCACACATCAGATTTCGCTTGTCAGTCACGATCCGCAATTAGTTATCTCTGCCGGCCCGTTGCCCATCGGTCAATCACAATATCCAGCAAGTATCGATACACCGCGCAGTTTGCTTGAAGCGGCAAATAACAAGAGTGTTGAGCTCGCTTTTGATCTTGAGCCTGATGCGCTTGAACTGAGCATCACTGGCGATCTTACAGGCTGGCCTGCGGCCGGGCTTCTGACTCTTGATGTGGCATCGGGTGGTTCACTGACTTCAAGTGAAATCTGCTATTACGATGGCATTTCAGAAGGGATGATTTATCTCACCCAGCGTGGTGTGGATGGCACAACGGCAAAATTCTTTAGTGCTGGCAGTCTTGTTGAAATGCGCAATGCTGCGCGTTATCACAACGTCCTTGTCGATGCCATCATCGCTACACAAACAGAAGTTGATTCGAAACTTGATAGTGCAGGCGGCTCAATCAGTGGCGATCTGATTATCGAGGGTGCTGTGACGCTTGAGGCAGGCGTGACGCTTGAAGCCGGTGCCACGCTTGGCGGGCCGCTTATTCTTTCAGGTCCACCAGCTGCACCGCTGCATGCGGCCAGCAAAGCATATGTCGATTCGAGCACTGGTGGCAGCGGCTCAGCGACCGAGGCTTATGGCACGTTCCGGGTATCAGAATTTGGCGCATCCGGTTCTGGCGTTCAAACTACCGGCTCTATCTCAGCTTTCACCAATCAGCTTAGCGTCGCAAGCGCAGCCAGTTTCGAAACCGGCCAGGGCATCTATATAGCCGGTGCAGGCGCAACAGGCACACACCTGGTTTGCACAATCACGGCAATAATCGGGACTACGATCACGCTATCGGTTAACGCAAGCACGACAGTCACAAGTGCAATGGTGCAGCACGATGACACCATCGCACTCCAAACGGCGCTTAATCAAATCACCGATATTCACGTCCTCACGCTGCTTTTTGATAATGGCACATATCGCATTAATGGCCCGATCAATGGAACTACAAACTCCATTCTTTCGATCCCCTATGATGGTGCATTTACGAGTGGCATTCCACGTACGCTGCGAATGATCGGACAGTCAACCCCGGTGAGTGATGTGTTCTGGTGGCCAAGCACGCAGGGCACGATTATTCAGACGAATAAAGTCGGCGCGGATTCGAACACCTCGATGTTGAATGCGCGCAGTCCATATCTCGGTGCTTCATTCCCGGACATGTTTGATGAAGTCAGTTTGATGACTGTTGATATTCGCGATATGACCTTCCGCACATATGACAACCCGAATATCAGTGCTCTTGATCTGTGGATGGTATGGAATTGTTTCATTACCAACGTCAATATTGATACTGGTATGCCGCCTGAAGGTTTGGACCTCTCCGGCATAGGTGCAGCCAGTGAACCTACGCATAGTACATTCGGCATTCGCTTCCCGCGCAATTGCACTGTTTCGCAAAGCAACAATCTCAACGTGGCCTGTTACGGCTATGGGATCATCTATTCTGATTTATGGGTTTCGCTGAATAGCTTTGTTATACGCTGCAAAACCGGCCTCTTCACACGCGGTCACGATTATCCGATTACCGGGACCATCCTCATTGTGCAGTGTCCTACCGGAATTGAAATCGAAGGCGCGAGTTTCGGCACGCCGGCTTTGGATTGTCACATCCGATGGGAAGTTGACGGACGCACTGCACCACCAGCGCCGTACTGGTGGTCACCTATTCCAAATCGCTTTATCTACGATCCCGGCGACGTGCTGCGCGGGCAGATACGCTATTGCATGATTGAGGGCTTTGTCGCCAGTGGCTCGCCTGGCCCTACTTTTACGGGATGCACAAACGTGGCCAAACTTGATCTTAAAGCAGTCCTGTGATGCGTGAGACAGTCAGATGTTTAATGACGCATTATTTAACGCTCAAGCCTTTAATTCTCCCGCAGGTCCATTTGAGCCTCCGGAGTTGCCGCCGTATAGCTTTAATTTCGCTCTCGCTGAATATCTCTATCCCAATATGCTCGAACGTGAGCGCTTGACGTTCTATGGCAACAATGCGTATGCGGAATTGATCTCAGTCTCACCGGCAGGTGAGGAAGTGGTTTACACATTGACTGGCGGACCGTGGGTGCCGCGCCGCATTCCGACAATTGAATCAGGCGGTGATGAAACCTGGCGGCTCGAGATTGCCGGCGATCTGGCTGACTGGAATACGCTCAGGAATGTCACCAAGGTGCGGCTGCGCGGCGCAACTGATGAAGAGCAGATGTATGAAGTGCTTGATCGCTACAATGCAATGAAACCAGGCAGGGTGTATCAGATTCGAATGCAGGCAATCTGCAATATTGATCCGTCATGACTGATCCAAGAAGCAATTACGCGGTAGTGCTCAAGAAAGCAGCGCGCGATTCATCGCTCAAGCTTGACAGGGCGCTTCAGGCAACTGCCGTTGAAACCATTGGCCGGCTGGTTGATCGCACACCGGTGGATACTGGCGCGGCAAAGTATCACTGGTTTGTGCGAGCGCAGCCGGATGAGAAGTTTGATAAATCGCGTGTTGATCCAGGCGGGCAGCTGCCAAAAGCGCGTGCCAAGGCTGATGTCAAGCAATTCAGGGTTGGCTGGATGCTCTGGCTGGTGAATTCGGCATTCTATTTTACGTATCTCGAGCGCGGATCATCGAAGCAGGCACCGGCAGGTGTGATCGCAATCACGCTTGCGGAAGTGCCTATTATCTGGCGGCGCAATATGGATGCATCGTGGGGATACGCGGCAAAAGCATTATGAGCTACGCAATCGAAACGGCAACCAGTGATGTGCGCGCGGTGATTGAGCCGGAAATCGAAGCGGCATGGGCAGCGCTTGGCTATAGCCTTGAGACGATTGAATGGCCAAATCGCAGGTTTGCGCGACCGTGCGCAGGGCCGTGGATGCGCGTCAGCTATCCACAGGCATCCACCTTCCCGTTTACTTACGGCGGGCCTGGAAATGTTGTGCAGAACCGCAGGATAGACTTGCTGGCAATTCAGATATTTGCACCTAAGAACGGCGGGAATGCAGTGCTCATTGCTGCCACTGATCGCTTCAGATCGACATTTGAGCGGCGCACATTCGGTGAGGGTGTCAGGTTTCGCGAAGCGCTTGGGCCATCGGAATCGCTTGAAGATACCTGGGCTGGGTCAACATTCAGTTTCCCATTTGAGTTTATCGAAGAGATCACATTGACGTGAAGGAGTCTAAATCATGGCTGATCCCGCATTGTTGTCAAATACCATCATCGGCATCCAGCGCGAAGTGACACGCGGGACTGCCCCAACTACAGGTGTCTATAACGCTGTGCCTTTCCTTGATGGCATCAGCCTGGCATTTGAATCGAGCCCGACTGAGTTTGATGTGTACGATGGCACGCGCATGAAGTCATTCACTGTGGGTGGCTCACGCGCGGTGCGCCTGCGTATTCCTACCGTATTGAACTACGAAGCAGGGCAGCAGGATCTGCTCAGAGCCGCACTGCATGCTGCACCCTGGGCTGGTGGCGCAATCGTGGCTGATGCCGATGCAGGATATTTCTTCACCATTGTCGCCAAGATGGAACTCTCAACTGGTGATGATTACCTGATATTCACTGGCTGCGAAGTGGCATCGGCTACCGTCGATATGCCGCTCAATGACAAGGTCTCTGTCAACTACGACATCTTTGGCCTTGCGCAAACGACAGGCAGTGCATTGCCAGGCTCAGCCACGCTTGGCGCACTTGCAGGGAAATCGCCATTCACTACCGGGTTTCCTGGCGCAACGGTCACCTGGAACGCATTGCCCGTGGCTGGTGCGTTCACTGCATCGCTGACGATCGATAATCAGGCTGATCCGAAATATGCCTGGGGCGGTACAACTGCGGATCACATTATCAATAAGAACCTCAAAGTCAGTGGCACGGCTGAGGTGTATTACAGAGATGATTCTTTCATCACTGATGCAATTGCCGGTACGCTCCGACCATTGACCTTTGTCCTCAAGTCATCAGAAACCGCAGCTGAGGACACATTCACAATCAACATTCCAAGGGCGCTGGCAGTCAATGCGCCAGTTGCCGACAGCGCTGGCTCAATGGCAAGTGCAATTGATTATCGTGGGCAATATGACGCGACACTGACAAGCGTGCTTGGGATGACAGTGGCCTGATGAATCGGGACGATCTCATTCGAGTGACTGTGCTGCTCGGCGTAGTTGCTGTAGTTATGGGCTTTTGGGGTTATGTGGCGCTGCGGTTTCTGAGTTGTGCATGTAGATGAGTTTTGCTTATGGCAGATTTCGCAAAGGTTGTTAAGCAGATTGAATCATGGGAAGAGCGCGGCGCGTGGATGACGGTCAGGCACCCATACACGAATGAGCCACTCGGTGATGATCTGCCAGCGCGCATTCATTTCTCATCACCACTATCCAGGCGCTGGCAGGAAATGGAAAAGACATGGCAGGTTGAGCGCATTGTATCGAAGCAGGGCCAGGTGACGCAGATAGCCGAAGGCGATATTGAGCGCTTCGAAAAGCACCGCATGAAATGCTTTATGGCAGTCACAAGGGAATGGGAAAATATCGAGCGCGAGGGTGTTACGCTGGCCTGCACACCTGTGAATATGGAGTGGCTTTACAGCCTGCCGTTTGTCTTCAATCAGGTATTCAATTTCCTCAATGATCTCACGAACTTTGGCGCACCGGCTGATGCTGAGAACAATCATCATCTCGCTCCGGATGTGCTCGAGGACATCGAAAAAAAATCGTTGACTGGTGCTACTGGCAGTTTGCAGTAGGTCACAAACTGCTTGTGACTGCGCTTCGTGATGAGTGCAACGGGGATAGCACCAGTGGCAAGTTCATTGACCTCAACCGGAAGCTGAGCGCGCGGGATCAGATACCACGAAGTGAACAAGAGCCGCCATTTCCATTGCACGATGGATACTTGTTTCAGGTGTTTCAGGAGTTGAGCGCAGCTCGAGGTTCAAATGGGTTCGGAGTGAACCCGATCAGCTATTCAGAGATTCAGGCTTACAGGGAATTAACCGGGGCGCGATTGTCATACTGGGATGTGAAGATGGTGAGGCGCATTGATTCAATATTCATGGCAGCAACCTACAAGGCGCAGAGCGCAAAGGCGAAAGTGTCAACGCCAGTGAAGGGCAGGCGATAGATGGCGGATCTCGCAGTTGTAGCGCTGGGGCTTGATACCACCGGGATGAAGCGTGGTGAGCAGGAAGTCACGCGCACTCTCGACAAGATCAGATCTGAGTTTGATCAGGCGAAGGCAAAAGCAACCGAATTGCAAACGCGCCTGAATCAGTCAGGTGCGAGCGCAGGCCAGGGGTTCAAAGCTGCGTCGCAATCCGCAGGTCAACTGGGGAGTGCGCTCTCAGGGCTGGGCGGACCTGTGGGGCAGATGGCCGGCCAGATGCAGAACCTTGCCAGCCAGGCTGGTGAACTGATCTCAAGTTTCGGGGTTATGGGCGGCTCGCTGATTGGCATTGGCGCTGCCGCGGCGACAGCTGCAGCCAGCCTCGTCAAGCTGACGCTTGAAGGCGTCAAGCTCTCAGATCAGATGCTTGATATCTCTGAAGCTACCAGGCTCTCACTCGATCAGGTGCAACGGCTCTCGGCAGCGTTTGGCCTTGCAGGTGAGGATGTCGGGCAGGTTGAACGCGCATTCATGCAGTATCAGTCAACGGTGGTTGAAGCGGCTCGAGGTTCGGAAAAAGCTCAGCAAGCGCTCAAGGACATGGGCGTGGATGGCAAGAAAGCAGCAAACGATATTGCAGGATCCTTTGTTGAAACTCTTTCGCGCCTCGGTGAAATCCGTTCAACCCTCTCAGGCGCACAGGCAAGCAATGAAGCCTTCGGGCGCAGCGCCGGCGCGCTCGCGCGCATCTCCGGAGATCTTGGGACTGTACTTGGTGCAACCACAGAGCAGCTTGAGCGCTGGCACCTGATTGCCGGGAAGGATGCGGTTGAAGCAGGCGGGCGACTGGATAAGCAGATCAATGCACTCAGCTACTCATGGGGTATCTTCACTCAGAACCTGGCAGCATCTTCTACAGGCAAAGCCCTCGAAGCGTTCTTTGATGATTTCAATCGGCGCTTGCGTGAATCCCATGGACTGTGGGACTTGTTTGTCACCGGATTGCGGAGCGTCTCGCTTTCCAATGTCAATCAAATGGTCCTCAATGCAGGGGCAACCGAGAGGCAGCGACAGTGGCAGGGACTCTTTGACCTGGGTCAACCACGAGTCACTGCGGAAACACGGATCTGGCCTACAGATATAACGGACAGGACGAAGTCACCTAAAGCACCAGGAGGAAGAAGCGTTGCAGAGAAACTCGCTGAGGAAGCATTGCGCGCTGAAGAGAAGTTTCAGCGTGAGTATATGCAGATCATTCAGGATGGAATAAACACTCGAAAGAAACTTTTTGAAGAAACTACGATCGCGTCGATGTTTGCAATCAGCAAAGGATTGAATGAAGCAATAGTGGATGCGACTTCACCTATAGGCAGAATCGAAAACCTCGGGAAGGCGATTGAAAAGATTACCAAAGGTGTGCCGCTGGCCCTGCCGCCAGGACTGTCACCAGTACAACAGGGCGGACCTGGTCAGCCATTCCCAGGTGCGCCAATCTTCACAGGCATGCCAGCGCCAGACACGATTCGCACCTATGAGCAGGCGCGTCTTGATGATCAGTTCTCGCTCATCTTCGATGATTTTCTTGTGAGCATACTGACAGCGCAGAAAACACTCAGTCAGGCATTCGGTGGGCTCGCGCTTGGTATTGCTGATCAGTTTGCGATTGAGTTTACCAAAGCATTCCGCGAATCTTTCATTACACCTGTTGTTCAGGGGCTCACAGACCTGCTCAACGATGCGCTCAAGACTATCTTTGGCGGGCTCTCGACTGGCGGCGTGAAGGGCGTCTTTGGCGGCATCCTCAAAGGGATTGGTACTATCTTTGGCGGGTTCTTCGAAGCAGGTGGCGTGCTTCCGGCGAATCAGCTGGGCGTGGTTGGCGAGCGTGGGCCCGAGCTCATTTTCAGTGGTGCGCGGCCGCTCACAGTTGCGCCCACAGGCATTGGCGGTGGGAATGCCTACACTTTCAACTTTGCCATCACCACGCCAAGCGGCCAGATCGACAGACGCAGCCAGGATCAGATGGCTGCTTCAGTATTATCGGCAGTGCGCAGAGCTCAGAGAAATGAAGGCGTGAGGTGATATGCCCACCTTCGAGTCAGCATCCTTCCCAACGGACGCGATCTTTGCAAATGGAGGCATTACAGGTGGGCCGACTTTCGAAACGATTATTGTGCATACTGCCGATGGATCAGAGCAGCGCAATGGCGCATCCGGCATTCATGCGCGACGAGTATTCAATCTTGATACTTCAACCATCAATGATGCTACGCGCGTCAGTGTGCTGACATTCTTTGATGCCAGGCGCGGGCAGTCAGATTCTTTCCGCTTTAAGGATCCATTTGATCATCGAGCCGTAAATGAGCCGATAGTGAGCGGGCAGCTCGTCAAGCGCTATACGGTCGGCAGTACAAACTATGATCGCCCGATCACCAAGCCGATCAATGGCACCGTGAGCTTTACGGGCGGCGGCACGCTTAATTACGAAACAGGAGTTGTTTCAGGCAATGCAGGTGGCACCTGGTCGGGGCAGTTTGAAATTCAGGCACGCTTTGCCACTGATCGCTACGTTGAACGGAATTACTTCATTGACTGGCACGAAGTCAGGTTAGACATCATCGAAACATTTGATTCAGATATTCCATCCACTGGAGGCTCGGCGCTGGGCTCATCAATCACTTATGAATTCCCTTTGCCTATTGAAGTAGGGCGCGAGCGTACTGAGGATTACTCAACCTACATCTATCGCGGCGGCGGCTATAGTGAGGAACGCATAGCACAGTACACACTT